ATTTTCTCCTGCCTTTTTTCTATCTGCACCCGATTTAGCATTTTTAAAATTAGTAAGGACAGTATTTAAAAAATTACTTCTAGTACCATAATCGGCACTCTTAAAAAATTTTTTTAATTTATCCGGATCTGATGTTAACATAGAATCCATTTCTTCATCACTAAATAATATAGCTTCATTTGCTTCTTCTAATGGAAGTTGAACACCTAATTTTTCTTTAGATACTTTTTTTAAATTATCTAATGCTTTTTTTTCGTCAGAAGTACCCTTAGCATTTTTATACATATCCAATGCCATTACATATGCTTGAGTATCTTCGTCTTCTTCTAGGGGTGAAATTTTAGGATCTACATCAGCTACTGCGCCATAGTTTTCACCGTGTTCACGAATAACTTTTCCTGCTTTTTTTTTTAACGCCTCAATAGACTTAGGAGTTACTTCTACTACATCTTCACTTTCACCTTCCATTTTGGGAATTAATTTCTTTTGATAAAAATAAGGATCTTTAGTAAGATTTTTAAGTACTTTCTTTTGTGCTTTTAAAATTTGATCAGAAGTTATTTCTTCAACATTATTACCCGTAGCCCCATCTATTAATTTATTTCCTACAGAATCAATAACTACATCTAATTCAAAATTCATACCTCTACTATATTCATATGGATTAACCATATCAATAGTTTTAGCAAAAAGTTCTACTTCTAGTTTTTCTTCTTTTATTATACCTTTATTTTTTAAGATTTGTACTGAATCCTTAAAATTATTTACATTAGTTATAAAAGGTAAATTTGGGTCGCGACGAACTTCATACAAGAACTTCTGTTCTGTAATTTCGCCAGCTTTCAGTTTTTTGTATAAGTCTATTGTTGTCATGTATATAAATATTTATCGTCCTTGTCCCCTATATTTTTTACTATAATTTTTACTACTTTTTAATTTTGATGTTTTGCTTTTAGCATGAACACCAGGTCTTTTTTTTTTACTTTTTTCCCTATGAGCAAAAACATTTACTGATCTTCTTGCTGCTGCCATTTACTCTGTTAATCCTTTAATTCTATTATTTAATTCTTGTAACTTTTCGGATATAGTGTTAATAGCATTACGAGTTCTTTTAAGATATGACATACCTTCATTACTACTTTTTAATTCAGACTTCATTCTTTCAGTATGTCCTACTACTTTAACTATTTCATCTATTTTTCTTCTAATTTCTCTAACAGCCCTATGTATTTGTTCTGTAGGAGTTCTTAATTTTGTTTCAGTTTTAAATTGGCTGTAACGTGCCTCATTTAATTTATTTTTAAAATCACGAACTACTGGGTATTGATCTTCAAAAGCATCTACAATTTCATCCTGTACATTTTCATCTCTAAGATTTAAAATCATTTGGGCAAAAATACTTTCACCTACTTCATCCGCAATTCTAGTTAAATATCTTTTAGAAACACCTAATTCCTCATTAATTTCCTTAACAGGTTCATAAGCTGAGCCAAATGGAGCAGATTTTCCTTTATGTTTAGCCTGTGATTTAGGATCTATATTCTCTGCAGTTTGGAATTTTTTATATTCATCAGGATAATTTTTTCTAATATATGTTCTATATTGATTAAATAATCCTTTCATTCTATCAGAAATAGTATCTATAGTAGAATCATTAGTTCTTCTATCTAATTCTCCCATAGCATCTCTTAAATCATCAAATTTTTTATAGACTGTATCAAATGCAGGTACATAATCTATTTTCCAAGAAATTTGGCCTGTTATGGGATCTATATTAGTTACAGTATATTCTACTCCTTTAGATTTTTGAACATCACCTACTTTAAATTGACCCCCCTTAGAAATTTTAGCTAATTCCAAAACGGATGCTGCATCTTGGGTATCCATGTCATATCCAGTATTATCACCAGCCCATGCCTGACTATCAGTAAAATCTTTAATAGGGTTAAATTTTAATTCTTCCATATTATCTTCAAAAATCTGTTTATAATCAAAAAATTTAGATTTTCTATTAGGTATAGAAGGATTAGGTTTAGTAAAAGGTTCCCCTATTTCATCTTTTTTCTTTTTAAAAGCTTTAGGAGTAGCATATTGAGCTCCAGTACCTGGTGTAAATGAAGCACCAGTACCCGTGGTGCTCATTTCTTTATTCAATCCTTTTATTTTTAATTTCATGCTTTTTCTATTTCATTGGAAAGTTCAAGATATTGTAGTAGCGCAACTAGGTGATCATCTTTTAACTTTCTAGATTCTAGAATAGGATCAATTAAATTTATAACTTCTTGGATTTTTATTTTTAGTGCTGGCTCCTCTATTTTATCTACGTTTTCTTTCAGCGTAGTAGATATACTTTTAAACTTAGAATTCAAAAATTCTTTAAGTTTTGGAGCATCTGTAGCACTATTTATGTATTCTTTTAATACTTCTTTTTGTTCTTTAGAAAGACCATCAAATTTAGTATTATATTTTTCTAACATTATCTTATATGTAAGCGCACGTGTACCTTTATCCAAAGACATTAATTCTTCAACTAATGGTGATAAAGACATTTTAGAATCAGGTGTAGAAGTAATATGTTCTAATATAGTAATTTTAGAAGTAATAATAGATTCAGGATTAGCAAATCCTTTATTATTAACTGATTCAAATAGTATATAAGTTGATGCTAATAATTTATAATTTTTAATTTTAGCTTGAAAAAAATCATTTAAATCAAAACTATTTTTAATTTCTTTAATTAAATTATATTTTTCTTTAGCAAGTTTATCTCTATCTAATTTTTTAGATAAATCCAAAACAGTAGAAAGAACAGAATCCGCTTTACTTTCAGATAAAGCTATTGAATTATTAACTGTTTGATATAATTTATTTTCGTCCGCTAATGAAGTTTTAGTAAAATATTTTTTTACTAATGAAGCGGCTTTAGAATTACCACTAGAAAGTGTATCCGCGGTAATTTTTCTTACTAGTAATTCAAACAGAATACCAGTATTCTTGTATTTATTATGTTTTATCTTCATAAGTAGTGCGCTACTAATTATAAATATTAAACTTATTTAACTTCCTCACGAATTTGGTCTTCATCCAATAGTTTTTCACCTTCAAAAAGTGATACTTTTTGCTTAGGAAACATATTTTTTAGACTTTTTTCGTTTTTAGCAAATATAGCTTTAGTATTTACATTTTCTAGGGCTAGAGGTGAACCACTTTTATAATTAGGCATGCCTGGTCTATCCTCACTTCCTAAATTTGATTTCATTCTTGCTTGGCCTATAGTATCTTTACCTAAATTACCATCTTGTGTACCATAATCGGATGCTTTTTCCTTAGGACGACCTAATCCATCTAGAGCTTGTGAAGGAAATTCGGGATCATCTACACTATATCCTTTAGGTACTCCCTTACTTCCTGGGTATCTTCCTGATCCATATAAGGATGCTAGGGCATGTGGTGTACCGTACGCTTCGCCGGATTCTGCTGGGTCATTCCCTTCAGCTGATATTTGTTCTCTACGGAATTGTCGTTTTTGGTCTTCGATTATTAAATCTCTATATTCTTGATATTGATCTTCACTGAAATGGAATATATTATCGTAAATCCAATCACTTGGTACTAATCTAGATTCCATCATTTGTTGGGCTAAATCAACTTTTTCTTTTAGTAATGCTATTCTTTCTTGGTCATAAATTATAGAAGGAGTAGTTAATGAAATTTCAAAATTAGTTAATGCAGCACCATCATATCCTTGTGCATACAAATGAACTAATGCTATTTTTGTTAATTCAGAAACTAATATTCTTTGTATACGTTCTACTGTTCTAGCAAATCTAATATCTTCAGCGGCTAATGTAGCTTTCCCTTCTATATCACCTTCGTAACCTAAATAAGCTTTTGGAACCTTAAGTGCTGCAAATAATTTATCTCGTAGATAAGTTACATCTTCTATAGCAGCATAATCTAATCCTTTTGTAGTTTCTATTCTAGTAGTTGCATCTCCACCTCTTACAGGAATGTAAAAATCCTCTAAGATATTTTGCATATTAAACTTTAAATTATATTCACCAGAATTAGGATCAATATAAGGTGTTTTTTTCATTTTATTGATCATTCTTTGCATATAAGTTTCTACTTCATTAGGTGGAATATTTCCTACATTTACAAAGAAAGTACGTTTTTCTGGAGCTCTTACAATACGATGAATTAACATTGCATCTTCCATTAATGTGGTTTGTTTCCAAACCTTTCTACCCGGTTCTAGGTATGATCTACCATAAGGTAAATAGTTAAAATCTGAAAGTAATCTAAAATGAGCCATTTCATAATTATCAAAAATTATTTCATCACCAGTATTAACACCCATTCCAGGAGAAACCTGTTGGAAACCTAATGGATTTTCGGATACTGAATAACTAGGATCATATTTAAATTTTACATCAGATGGATTTTTGGGATCTCCTCCTTCTACTCTTAGTATGGTATAAGAAGAAAAAGGTACAACATTATATATACCAAATTTTTCGGATATTTCCAATTTTAAATAGAAATCACCATATTTTAACATATTACGAGTCCAAGACCATAAATTAAATTCAATATTTAAAACATCATAAAATAAGTTATATAATATTTTTTGTACAGTTTCATCAGCAGATCTAATTTGTAATACCTCACCCATATCATTTCTTAGAGTAGATTCATCTGATACTATATCTAATGCAGAAGCAACAATGGAATCCGTATCCATTGCTTCGTAATCCGTGTATAGTTGAATTCTAGTGGATGGGAAATTGGTTTGCTGCATTGTATTATAATTCAGCCCACCTGTGGTACTATACAATTTATTAAATCTATCGTATAGTGAATTTGTTTGTAATTGTCCTAAAGATTGTATTTGGTTAGAATCAATTACTTTTAATTGGTTCCCCCCTACGTTTCTAATGACTACATCTGTAGAAAATAATCTTCTTAATCTACCAAATAATGAAGTATCTGCCATTTTTTAATTTATGTATATAAATATTAATTAATCCAGTAACCAGGATATATCTTCCTTGCCACCATATGGATTTTCCATTTCATATGGATTTTTAACTTGTCCACCTCCACTATATATAGTTGGAGCCTGATGATTAGTGGAATGGATACCACCTAAAGCAGCACGAGCCATATCTAGACCTTGTTGTCTAAAATGTAATGCTGTATCTCTTAAAAACATAGATATACCAAATGCCATAGTTAAATCATCGTTATATCCTGATAGTGCTTGTGCTTTACCATTTTTCCAAATAAATGTTCTT